TACGTTCCGCCGAAATGCCGCGATTGATGTTCACTTTCTCAGTCACGGCTTCCAAGTGATCGGGATTAACGCAGCTTGGGTTGCGGCACAGATGGTCAACAACGTAGCCATCTGGAATTGCCCCTTTGAACATTTCATGGCTCAGTCGGTGCGCCATCACATGAGGGTTTTTGCGTGAGCATCCACCGGGACCGATTACACCGTAGCCCTGACCATTTTCTGCGCCCGTCCATAGCCAGCACCCAGAGTTCGGTTCTGGGCTGACTTGTTCCCAGAACCTCACTTCAACTGGCGTGCGATTGTAGTTCGCCATTACGCCGCCACCGATGCCTTGAGTTCAGACAGTCGGTCATTGTACTCAACGCGGAGTTCATCCAGAAAATCAGGCGGCAGCGCGTCAATGTCAGTGACGTTGGACTGATACCAAGACTTGAGCGCATTGACGCTGGCGGCGTTGCGGATGGCCTTCACCATCGTATCGTATGGCCCGCGCATTGCGGCTTTCGATGCGCCGGGTGTTCCGTTGGCCGCAACCATCACAGGCGGCTCAAACTTCACATGCTGGTCGTTGTCTGGATCGTCTCCAGTTTCGAGAACGAACGTCTTGAGAAGCGCATACTTAAAGGCGTAGCTAATTGCCTTTCCTGGCCCCTTGTCTTGGCTGTCGATGCCATAACCAAGGCTATCCACGATAATCTGGTCGGAGCGGTCATCAATGTTGACGAACACAACCTTGCACTGAAGCTGTGTGCGGTTGCCTTCCTGCGTCACCCTGTAGTCGGTGGGATAGCAAACAATACCGTGCTTCACCAGCAATGGGTTGATGGCTTTGGCAACCTTGTCGTGGCTCACGTAGCTGTACTGCATCCCTGACTTCTTCTCCTTCTGGAGGTAGTCGAGTTCTTTCATCACAGCATTGATGCGCTGGAGAATGTTAAGCGTAGATGCTGCGGTCATTGCGGTCTTCCTTCAGTGCGTCAGCGATGGCTGCAACGCGGTCAATGTTGAACATGCAGACAGCCTCGAAACATTCGTCATCCGTGGCTTCGGGGTGTTCTTCTCGGTAAATTTCCATGAGGTCGAAAAGCGTTTCAGCGTCTTCGCGGGTCATGTTGCTCACCAGTTCAATGCGGCCAACAGGCCAAGGCCAAAAGCGGTGAAGGCGTAGAGAGCGTGAACGGCGGGGTTCCAGCGCATGTCAGCGGCCCATGCTCTCATCGCGATAACGTTCCGCGCTGTCATCGCCGTATTCCGCGTGGTCATTGATGATGCACTCGCGCACCTTGTCGCCTAGGTCTTTCCAATCGTACTCAATCGAACGCTGGATCAGCTTCCAGAGGTCAGGGTCAGACTTCTCATCAACGCTGAACTCATCGGTCCATTGCGTCTGCTCAAACGTGACGCTGTTGATTTCCCAATCGCGGGTGTCGCTGTATTCAACGTCCAGAGTGCAGTCGAACTCAGCGACGAAGCCGCGCTTGATGGTGCCAAGGGCTGCGTCACGGCCAATGTTTGAAACCAGTGACAGAGTGTAGGGGATGTGAAGGTCAGGCATGTTAGCGGCCCTCCACTTCGCGCAGTGCGTTCCAGATTTGAAGGTCCGTCACCTCCGCAAACACTCCGACCCGCATGCATTCGCAATACTTCCGAGCCTGATAAACCCGGTCAAAGCTCGTGATGGCTTCAAGGTTGACCATCTTGGCGTTCTGCCAGTAGCCGAGCCAGTTCTTGATCTGTGTGGCGTTCATTGTGGTATCTCCCGATTGCTTGAGAAATACTGTATACCAATCTGGTAATAAGCGCAAGCACAAAAGACGCAATAAGACGCAAAAAAACGCAAGCCTTTGACAGGCCGCGCAATTTTCCTAGTCAGATTGTGGTGATTTTAGAGCTGTTCGTAGCGTCCAACGACCAGCGCCGTAATGGCAATTTCGTCGTGATCTTCGTTTCCATCCAGTTCAACTGGCGTCTGGAAGCGGGGGTCAGTGCTTTCCGGCATCAGGACTAGGCGGCGCTTGTTCAGCGCAAGTCTCTTTACCGTTGTTTCGACCATTCCATTGCGGCGGCGCTCAACCACCACAATGTCACCCTCTCGAGGGTCACGGCCTAAATCAGGCCACGGCACACAGACTATGAAGCTGCCGGGAGCGAACACTTTATTCATGGAAGTACCCTGGACAAGCAGGGCGTACTGAGAAGTGTCGCTATATCTGGGATCGGGGCCGATTGGTAAGGGAGGGTGCTTTTCTTCGTCAAGCACATCCACTTCTTTCCAGACCCCTGCCTGCACTTCGCCAATTACGGATAACCCTACGTTATTTGTAGGTAGAATATTTCCGAAAAGACTCGTGAGTTCAACTCCTAGAATCGATGAAATTTTCTCAGCCCATTTTTGGGTGAGTTGTCGCTTTCCGGTTTCAAGACGCTGAATCGTGGCGCTTGTCGTGCCAAGCAGATTACCCAGTTGAGTCTGGGTAAGTCCACGCTCTAACCGTAACTCTTTGATCCGATTCATTACATTTAGTTTAGATGCTCTTGGAGTTGGGTTAAACAGCCAATATCGTGAAATGGGGCTTGCTTGCTATATACCAATGTGGTACAAAGCGGTATGACCCTTACAGAGTTCTTCCAGCTTAAATATCTTTCCCGCCGCGAGTTCGCATCTGAAATTGGTGTGGACCCAGTGACGGTATATCGCTGGGAAAACGGCTCCCGCCTTCCAGTTCGTCACTTTGCGCGCATATCCGAAGTGACCAATGGCCGTGTGACGGCCAACGACTTCGTGCAGCCCAGTGAGGCCGCGCAATGATTTCCCCCGCCAGCCGTTACTCCCAACTTGACGGCAAGCTCATCCTCCCTGGGAGCGGCGGCAACTTGGCCCGCGTTATATGTAACGCTCTGTCCTCCCAGACGGGCCAAGTTTTATTTCTGTCGAAGACACTAAAGAAGCTGCTGCGACAGATCACCAATGCTGGCGGGGTTTTCTCCTTTCCTTCGCACAGCGCGGGCGCGGCGTCTCGTAGGCGGTGCAACGCCAAGTCGCTCCCGCTTCCATGCTCCGAAGTCAATCACGTTGCTCATGTTCTCTCTCCTTATGAAAGAAAGTTTAACAGGAGTGCTTTTGCATGACTGCAAAACTTAGTTATCAAAGTGGAGTTTCCGAAGCGTCAATGTGGGCTTCGAATATGGTGCTGCGGGAATCTCGTGGCCCCGGTGACACTGAGAACGCCATGCGCCGCTTGGAGAACCGCTACGGCATTCCGTGGCGTGTGTTCTGGAACCTTCGCTATCGGCCCCCGGCTGACATTCTGGTCGGTATCTGGCGTCAACTCCACGCAGCTTATGAACAAGAATGCACCCGGCAGGAAAGGCTATTGGCGCATGAGAGGCACGTTGCGGAAGCCGCGATTATTTCTTTTGAGGCTATGGACGGCCCGTCTTCTCACAGCGATAGCGGCGGCGGTGACTAAATGAACCTTCGCTGGCGCATTCGTAACTGGCTCCTGCTGGCTGAGATTGAATGGCTGGCATGGAAGAGCGCGTATCAGTTTATCAAACGTGAGATGTGGCGCAGATGAGCCTAATTCTTGTTGCCTGCGAATTTTCTGGAACCGTTCGACGCGCGTTTAGGGCGCTTGGACATCAAGCTTTTTCTTGCGACTTGCTTCCTGCCGATGACGGAAAAGAACACCATTTTCAGCGTGATGTTCGTGAGGTAGTTGGCTACTGCGATTGGGATTTGATGATTGCCCATCCCCCTTGCACACATTTGGCCGTTAGTGGCGCGCGGTGGTTTAAAGACAAGCAAGCGGAACAAGCAGAAGCGTTGGCCTTTGTCGAGTTTCTGCTGAATGCACCCGTGCCGTACATTGCACTTGAAAACCCCATCAGCATCATCTCCAGCCGCATCCGAAAGCCGGATCAAATTATTCAGCCTTGGCAGTTTGGCCACGGTGAAACCAAGGCAACGTGCTTCTGGCTGAAGAACCTTCCCAAGCTGGTGCCGACTCACATCGTAGAGGGCAGGGAAGCCCGCATTCACAAGATGCCTCCCGGACCTGACCGCTGGAAAGAGCGTTCGCGCACCTTCCAGGGAATTGCGGAAGCAATGGCCCAGCAGTGGGGCGATTACGTAACCCAGCAGAAGCGTGAGGCAGCATGAAGACGAGACTGACCCTCGACCACTTGCCGCCCTCCGTGAACGCGATCTGGCGGTTCTCAAAGAAGGCCGGGAAAATGTACCGCACCGAAGCCTATAACACATGGGCCAATGGTGAGGGCTGGAACGTCAAGGCGCAACTACAGCGCCAGCACAAGTTCACTGGCCCTGTGTATGTCACCCTCGCTATGCGCCGCCGCCGATCGAACATGGACGGCGACAACTTCCAGAAAGGCATCTTCGACCTTCTGCAATCCGTGGGTGCCATCGAAAACGATAAGTTCATCATGGGCTGCAACTGGTACTGGTCAGCGAACCTCCCAGACGGCGTTGCGGCTGAGATTACGATTGTTCAGGCAGACGCTCTGGAGGATGCGGCATGACGTTCTGGACCGAGATAGCGATTGCCCAGCACCTTGACGGGCGGTTCTACCAGCTACAGCAGAAGTCCCTTGGCACGTTTGAGGTTGTTGACCTTAACGAGCCTAACGAAATTGAAGAAGAATCCGCAGTCTACACACGCTGGAGCGCGCAAGAGCTAACCTACCTTGTCGAACTGAAGCGGCAGGGCAAGACGCACCACGAATGTGCTGTGGCCGTGGGTCGTACAGACGCGGCTGTCATGGACAAGTGGCAGAACCGGATGACGTGGGCAGAGCGTGTTGACGTTCCCCGCAAGGGTTCTCTGCGGATGGATGACATTGCCCGCGTGTGCTGCGGCGTCTGGAACATCACCCGCGAAGAGTTCAATAGCTCCCGGCGCTCCGTTCACATCGTTGCCGCCCGTCAGGTCTTCTACTGGTTGGCCCGCCGCTACACTTCGCACTCACTGCCACAGATCGGCATCTATTGCGGTCGCAAGGACCATTCAACCGTCCTGCATGGCGTGAACAAGGTTGACCAACAGATCGACCTATACCGCACCAAGATTAAAATGTGTGTGTTCGATTTAGGCGTGTCACCCCCGCAACAGGAGGCTGCATGATTACCGAACTCGAAATGAAGGAAGCCCTTGATGGGCGGTTCTTCTGGCTCGACCACAACAACGAACGCATCGGCTGCTCGCTAGTTCCGAAAGACTATATCCCTGACCATGCCCCGGCTTTTGATGAGGAAGCCAATGCCGAGAGTGGCCGCAAGGGCGGCATGACCAAGCACCGCGCATGGACCCCGGCAGAGGATGAAATGCTGCTTGAACTGCGCGCCCAAGGGCTTCGTTGGCAGCACGTAGGCAAGCAGCTTGGTCGTGGCGACAAGGGTGCTAGGGCGCGTTACCTGGAGATATGCAAGACCTGTGAGATTGCGCCGACGAAGTGCATCAGGGCGAAGCGCAACATGCTGACGATGTTCCAGAAGAAGGAAATCATCAGGATGGTTGAGCAGGGGTTCACCTTCCCTGAGATTGACGATGCGCTAGGCCTTCCTGACTTCTGGGCGCGTGACTTCTGCACACGCTACAGGCGGGAACAAAATGCTCGGAGGATGGCAGCATGAGTGACGCAGCATTCTGGTCGGTCATCGTGCTTGCCAGTGTGTTTGCGCTGCTTTTGTCAGTGGCCTGCGGAGTGGAGTTAGGCCGCTACTGGGATTGATGTGCATAGGGTTCACAACCCCATCGCAATGATTGAACTCAACCTGTTTTGAAGGCACATACTGCTAGATGAACGTCGAGAACCTTAAACGACTTATGTCTCTGGGCCTGACCACTGAGCAGATGGCAGGCGTCATTGATGTGCTAGCTGTGGAGTTAGCACCTCTGGAGGCAATGAGAGCGGATGCAGAGTTGCGCCGTTCCAAGGATCGTCTGAGGAAATTCCGTGGAAATTCCGTGGAAATTCCGGTGGAAACTTCCATGGAATCCCCCACACCCCCTATAGATATAACTACTACTCAAGTTTTAGAAAAATTACCCCCAACCCCCAAGAACTCCCGGCTCCACGGAACGAACCCGCGTTCGCTCGGCACCAATCCCCGTGGCTCAGGCGTTGAACCAGACGGCTTCAGTGCCTTTTGGGATGCCTATCCCAAGCGGGATGGCAACGCTGACCGCAAGGGCGCTGTGAAGGCATTTGGGCCAGCCGTGACAAGGGCAGGGGGGCATGAACAGGTTGTCCGTGCTGCGGCTCGTTACGCGGTCCACTGCCGGGAAAAGGGCAAGATCGGCACCGAGTTCGTGAAGCAGGCGCGGTCATGGCTCAACAGCGACCTGTGGCGTGAATGGATGCCCCAGGAACTGCCGCCCGAAGTCACCAGCACCCGCGTTTATGTCCTCACAGGTACGGACCAGATGGACGCATGGGACGCCTTCTTCAAGCGCACCAAGGGCAAGTTGGCCCCGCGTGACCAGCGTGGCGGCTGGTGGTTTGACACGGAATACCCCCCAGCA